GATGAGCACGCTGACTACTATCAGTACGCGCAAGATGTGTGCGATGAAATGCTCAACGGAGAAGTAGAGGATGATTACTATGACGGCGAAAACTATCTCGATGATTGGGATGGTGATGCTCTTGCATCCGCTGGCTTTGGTGTGGATGAAGACTATTGAACGTAGAAGACCTACTTAAAAACAAAGGTATTGATTACATACCTAAGGGCAAAGACTTTGTGGTCAGTTGTCTCAATCCTGAGCACCCTGACCGCAATCCCAGTATGCGTATAGATCAAGTAACTGGCATATTTAACTGTTTCTCGTGTGAGTACAAGGGCAATCTTTTTACTCATTTCGGAGAAAAAGCAAACAAGATGGAAATCAAGCGTCAGCTCCTAAAGAAGAAGATTGACGAGGTAAGGGCTGAAAGCGTGGGATTACAAATGCCAGAGGGATATGCTCCCTATATTGGAAACTGGAGAGGCATCCGTGCCGAAACATATAAAGAATTTGAAGCGTTCATACACTCCGGTAAGGATTTTGTAGGACGTATCTGTTTTCCTATCCGTGACCGTTCTGGTCGGATAGTATCATTTCAATCAAGAACTACAGGCGACCAACAGCCAAAGTATCTAAACACTCCGCCTGGAGCAAAGATGCCGCTGTTCCCTGTCGTAGAGCCAATACAAGGACGTATTGTTCTTGTAGAAGGTATTTTTGATGTAATGAATCTACATGACAAAGGACTCACTAACGCAGTGTGTTGCTTTGGAGTAAAAAATGTAACTGAAGAAAAGTTACAAGTTCTTGCCGTCTCAGGAGTAGAGGGTATAGATGTATTTTTAGATAATGATGAAGCTGGCCAAGGACAGGCCACAAAAGTACGCGAGCTATGTGAGTCAGTGGGACTCGATACACGCAACATTGCTTTTGGAGACAAAAACATGGATGCGGGTGCATTAGCTGAAACTCAAGTTACAAAACTAAGAGATAAATTATATGCCTAAAGTTGCATTAGTAGAAACTAAACCTAGTAAAACTAATTTTATGCGTGAGTTCGACGGACTGGAATTTGACCAGTTTCAGTTGTGCTCCGATTCAACTATTAAAAAAGTACTCAAGCGAGACTGCGACATTGATATGAACCCAGATGATTATGATTGGGTAATTCTTGTCGGTAGTGATGCAATGAAGTACTACACAAAGCTCAGTTCTGTTACTGAGTACTCAGGCAAGAGAGTAGAAGAAAAATTCTTGCCTATTATCAACCCTGCTATGCTTGCATTCAAACCAGAGGCGAAGAAAGTCTGGGAGTCCGGCAAGCAGAGCATTCTCGAGTATATCAACGATGAAAAAGAAGACGTAGTAATTGATAGTAATATTGCGTTCGGTATACAAGACACGGAGGAAGCAAATGAGTTTATTCGGGCTGCCATCGCAGAAGAATGTGGATACGTTGCACTCGATTCTGAGACAACTGGGTTATATCCTCGTGACGGCTATATGCTTGGCATTAGCCTTGCTTATAATAATAAGTTCGGTGCTTATATTGACACCGATTGTTTTGATGATGAGACTGAGCGACTACTGCAAGAGCTTTTTGACAAGAAAGCCGTAGTCTTTCACAATGCCAAGTTCGATATGGCGTTCTTCGAGTATCACTTTCACTTTAAGTTTCCACAGTTTGAAGACACAATGCTTCTTCACTACTTGATTGATGAGAACCCCGGAACTCATGGCCTTAAGCAGCTAACAATGAAGTTCACTCCCTATGGTGACTACGAGAAGCCTATGTATGATTGGATTGACCGATACCGAAAAGAAAACGGTATTCTCAAAGATCAATTCAACTGGGGAGATATTCCTTTTGATGTAATGAAAACTTACGCAGGCATGGACGCTTTGTGTACATTTCTTATTTATGAAAAGTTTGTAAAAATTAAACAGAACCCAAAGCTGTTATGGGTATACGATAACATTCTTATTCCAGGCACTCGATTCCTTATCGACACTCAAGACAATGGTGTTCCTTTTGACCGTAAAAGATTATATGTAGGTCAAAATGCAATGCAAGATGATATTGATGCTGCAATCTCCGCCTTGTATGAGAACGACAAAATACGGAGGTTTGAGGAAATAAATGGTAAGCCCTTTAATCCTAATTCTACTATGCAACTTAGGAGTCTTTTGTTTGACTATCTGGGCCTCAATCCGACTGGAAAAAAGACTGGCACGGGCGCAGACTCTACTGATGCGGAAGTGCTTAAAGAACTCTCGCTTCAGAGCGATGTACCTAAACGGATCTTGGATATACGACAAAAATCCAAAATTAAAAATACTTATCTTGATAAAATCATACCACAGCTCGATAGAGACAGTAGGCTACGTACGGGTTTTAACTTACATGGTACTACTTCTGGTCGTCTATCTAGCAGCGGCAAGTTAAATATGCAGCAGTTGCCTCGAGACAATCCCACTGTAAAAGGTTGTATCAAAGCAGCGCCAGGACATAAGATTGTTGCTATGGACTTAACGACAGCAGAGGTATATGTTGCCGCAGTCCTTGCAAAAGATACGGCACTTATAGATGTGTTCCGTAGTGGAGGTAACTTTCACAGTACGATTGCTCACAAAGTATTTCGACTGCCTTGCGAAGTAGAGGAAGTAGCAGAGCTATATCCTGATAAGCGCCAGGCTGCAAAAGCCGTAACCTTTGGTATTATGTACGGCGCAGGCCCAGCAAAGATCAGTGAGCAAGTAACAAAAGATAGTGGTAAGTATTTTTCTAAATCGGAAGCCCAAGAAGTTATTAGTGACTACTTCAAAGCCTTCCATAAACTAAAGGCGTGGATTGATGACAATCAAAAATTTATTGAGCAAAATGGGTTCGTTTATTCTTTCTTTGGTCGGAAGCGAAGGCTCCCCAACGTTGAATCCACCGACGCCGCTATCCGCTCGCATAGCGTTCGCTCTGGTCTTAATTTTTTGGTTCAGTCTGCTGCTAGTGATGTTAATCTCCTTGGCGCGATAGACATGGGAGAGTATATCAAAGCAAAGGGGATGAAAGCACGTATATTTGCACTCGTGCACGACTCCATTCTTGCCGAAGTTCCAGAGGACGAAATTGAACATTATAAAGAAAAGTTATTACACTTTGTACAGTTGGATAGAGGACTTTCTATTCCCGGCGCTCCCATCGGATGTGACTTTGAAATCATCCACGAAGACTACTCCAACGGTAAATTTTCAAAATTGTATGGTGATTCAGTATAAAAATATCAACAAAGTGCGGTTTCCTGTATATATTCTACCTACAGGGAACTGGGATCGTAGAGACGGATTACTCTTTCTCGATGACAAAATAGTTGACGATAAAAATATGAGCGGCGATACTTTAGGTATGCGCCGCTTACAAACACCACATAAAAATCTCTACCCTCTAAAGCATCAAATAGATAACTTTAGAGGAATGATAAAGTCAAAAGAAAAGCATTTTATAGATACAAACGGTATACCGTTTATCTATGAAAAGACGGAGTTTTGTAAGTTAAAATATTACAGAATCAAGTCTATAGTACAAAAGGAAACTGCATCTCTTCTGAAACTAGACGGGGTAAAGAGTTCTTTTGTCATTCCACGGCCACCAGCAAGTGAAATGCGGTATGCTGGGGTTTTACACTACGGAACCCTTCCTTGGGTTTTATACGAGTATTCTGAAGACCGTCGTGAAGACACTCGAAGAAAAGTATAAATTATGGGTAAACGATCTAAAACTTTACAAGGTGCAAACTTAGAGTTGCAGGAGATTGAACCACTCACACAGAACCAGCTTCGAGCTTTTGAAAGCGACAAGAATATGGTTTTGCATGGAGTAGCAGGAACAGGTAAAACTTTTATTGCGTGCTACTTTGCCTTTGATGATATGATTAAAGGTGAGTACGAAAAGCTCGTACTTATTCGTAGTGCCGTTCCTACTCGGGACATAGGATTCCTACCAGGAACCGAGAAAGAAAAAGCCTCAGTGTATGAAGAGCCTTACAAAGATATTTGTATAGAACTCTTTCAGCGCGGAGATGCGTATCAAATACTAAAGACAAAAGCATTAGTACATTTTATGACAACTTCATTTATTCGTGGCGTAACTCTAAGAAACGCTACAATTATTGTAGATGAGTGTCAGAATATGTCATTTCATGAGTTAGACTCAATTATTACTCGTGTTGGGGAAGGCTGTAGAGTTATTTTTTGTGGAGACTTTCGTCAGGCAGACTTACACAAAAATGGGCTACGGGACTTCATTCGCGTACTAAAAGCAACCGAAATGTTCGATGTAGTGGACTTTGAAATTCACGACATTGTTCGTAGTAGTTTTGTTAAAAAGTATATCATAGCAAAAGATCAACTAGGGCTATAATGAAAGCTGTCTTATCTAATCGTATTTTTATGGAGTGTAGTCCGGAGTATCGAAAGGTACTCTCGGACGAGCTCACCTACAAAATACCCTCTCAGAATCCAAATGATCCTCCACAGATCATTAAGAATCTGCAGCGGGTGCGCGAAAATCTGGTATCTATACCAATCGGACGAACGGACTTGATACCAAGCGATTACGAAGTTGTTGATAAGCGTTTAAATATTCCTGCCGACTTCCCTGAATTTAAGTTCGAATTGCGGCAAAGTCAGCAAGACGTCTACGACTCCCTCGATGATAACTGTATCATCAATGCGTGGGTAAGTTGGGGTAAGACATTTACAGGTCTCGCTATTGCGGGAAAACTAGGACAAAAAACATTAGTGGTAACCCACACGGTTCCTTTGCGTAATCAATGGGCAAAGGAAGTGGAAAAAGTTTATGGAATTAGACCAGGTATTATTGGTAGCGGCAGTTTTGACACCGATGCTCCTATTTGTATTGGTAATACCCAAACTCTTTATAGAAATATTGAAAAAATTCGTAAAGAGTTTGGCACGATTATTTTAGATGAGATGCACCATGTCTCGTCTCCCACTTTCGCTAAAATTATTGATACTAGCCACGCTCGCTATAAAATCGGGCTTTCTGGTACTATCGAACGCAAAGATGGAAAACACGTCGTCTTCCGTGACTACTTCAGCCCGAATATTTTCAAACCACCGAAAGAAAACTTCCTCACGCCAAGTATTCACATATACAGAAGCGAAGTTCGCTTTCCCGACGGGGCCAGCATTCCTTGGGCTAAACGTGTCAATGCTATCGCAAATAACGATGAGTACCGCCACTCGGTAGCAATGTTAGCATCAGCATACGCGGCACGAGGCCATAAGGTACTTGTGGTGTCAGATCGAGTTCATTTCTTGAAGAGCTGCGCCGAACTGACTGGCGAAAATTCTATATGTGTTACGGGCGAGGTACCACATGAGCAAAGAGAAGAGTTAATAAATGAAATATTACATGGCAGTAAGAATATTCTATACGGGACTCAAGCAATTTTTAGTGAAGGTATTTCAGTTAATACTCTATCTTGCCTTATTCTTGCCACACCTATTAATAATGAACCACTACTCACCCAGCTTATCGGACGAGTTGTTAGAAAGCACGAAGATAAAAGAGATCCGGTAATTATTGATATTCATCTCAAAGGTAAAACTGCGCAAAGACAGGCGTCCAACAGAATGGGCTACTATATGAAGCAGGGTTATCAAATCAAACAGCTTTGAACATAGAAAAATACTTCTTGACAAATGCCTCAAATGAGAGTATAATATGTTATTCTACGATTGGAAAAAGATGTTTGAAGCGTCGGAAGGTAATCCTCTTACGCTTTTTGTCATCTTTAAAATGCTTGTAACTGGAGCGATACCGAAGAACAAATATGATATTATTTATAAACATACTGGAAAGCATTTTAATGGCGAATCCTTTATTGTTCATCCAGATGTATTGCTACACAACGCTTACAAGTACAGCTATCGTGAGATCGCCCAGTATCTCGCAATAGCTTCCATGCGTCCGTACGCGGACTATGCAATCACTGGGGACACCACACTGGATCTGCTTCAATGCGAAGTAGAAACAGAATTTTTTGAAGATAACAGTCTACTACGCATAGAAGATGGTAAAGTTCATTTTCTATACGAAGAAGTCAAACAGGAGAATATACACTAATGGCACTATCATTTAACAAAGCCGCTGGCGGCGCTAAAAAATCATCAATCACTTCATACGCATACCGAGACGGAGACAACGAAGTTCGCTTAGTTGGAGACGTACTAGCACGTTACGTTTACTGGCTCGAAGGCAAGAACGGTAAGAACATTCCTTTTGAGTGTCTATCTTTTGACCGTAATGAAGAGCGATTCAACAATCTTGAGAAAGATTGGGTTCGTGAGTACTACCCCGATCTCAAGTGTGGCTGGAGCTACGCAATGCAGTGCATTGACAATGGCGAAGTCAAAATCATCAATCTCAAGAAGAAGCTATTCGAAGCTATCTTGACTGCAGCAGAAGACCTTGGAGATCCTACTGATCCTGAGACTGGCTGGGACGTCAAGTTCAAGCGAGTAAAGACTGGCCCTCTCCCATACAACGTGGAGTACCAGTTACAAGTACTCAAGTGCAAGCAGCGTGCTCTCAGCGAAAGCGAAATGGCCGCTATTGCAGATTTGAAGTCTATGGATGACGTTATGCCTCGTCCTACACCAGACGCCCAGAAGACTCTTCTCGATGAAATTCGTGAAGATGCAGCGGGTGACATTGATGAATCCTTGGAAGATGAGTTCAACATCGGATGATTTTATTTACGGCAGACTGGCACATCAAGCTAGGACAAAAGAATGTACCTCGTGAGTGGGCCATAAATCGCTATCATATGT